CTACTTCCTCTGGTTGGGTTATACCTTCAGGAGCAATGTCTACAAGAGTTGGATATTATGGGGGAGATTTTACACTTAATGGTCAAGCTGCTGAAAATGGAATGCAACGGGGTCTTGGTCCTTTTAACGATAGACAATTGCTTTGGACTACAACGGGATCTACTGACAATGACGCAGACGGTGGCTGGAATAAAACTTTAACAAACTTAGATATAGACTCGTCTTATTTAAGTGTGGTTTATTTTAAAAGAGTTTCATCAAATACTGCAGGTTCTTTTTACCATGGAACAGGTAATAATATACTAAATTTAAACGGAACAGCCAATACAAACCCTTATTTCACTGTTCGAACTTTATCAAGTCTCGATCAAAATGTTTGGTACGTAAGTATTGGAGTTATACAAAGTAATAGCGACTCTAATACTACTGCATATACGGATATTTCAGGTTTATATAGATTAGACACTGGTGCTAAAATAGCAAACGTTAATACTTATAAATTTGATACTGATGGAGCAACGTTGAGCAGAGGCCATAGAGCTTATTTATATTACTCTACAGACGTAAATGTGGTTGCTCAATTTGCAAACCCTGGTTTTTATAAAATAGATGGTGATCAACCTAAACTTCACGATATACTAGGCAGTGGTACTGATGATGCTTTTTGGTCAGCTAATGGAGATGACATATATAATGATAATTCCGGAAACGTTGGTATCGGAACGACTAGTCCTAGCCAAAAATTAGATGTTAATGGAAGGGTTAATATAGGTGATGTAAATTATACATACGGAGAACAAAACTTTCATATAGTATTAGCTGAAGATACTCAAGACGCTTATATTAGCAATATAGAAGGTTATAATATTATGTCAGCTGGTGGTTATTATTATGGAGCAAATCTAAGGCAATTAAACTCTAATAACACAGCTTACTCATCTATGAATTTAAGGACAAATGGAGATATAGTTTTTGAAAACATAACAGGAGCAACTGCTGGATCTATAGCAGCTGCTACACAGAGAATGATTATAAACTCATCAGGCAACGTCGGTATCGGGACTACTAGTCCTACTGCAGCTTTAGACGTAAACGGTGAAATTGCAATCAGAGGCGGTGAAGGTGCTGACGATGCTAGGATGCATTTTAGAGCATCCGACAATTCCAACAGATTTACTATTGAAACAGATTTAGACGGATCAACTTCTAATGATTTATTAGGCTTTCGAGCAGCTGGTACTGACAACATACTCGTTTTAAAAGGAAACGGCAACGTAGGTATCGGGACGGATAGTCCTGGTGAGAAGTTAGGAGTACTTGGTAATATTAGACTAGAAAATGGAGCGCAAAGAAATATAATTGGTCCAACAAACGAAAATTTAGGTATTTTTGCAAATCCAAATGGTAGTGACGAGGGTATACTGTTCTCAACCGACAATGGGGTTACTACTGAAATGATTATATTAAACGGAGGCAACGTCGGGATCGGGACGACTAGTCCTGGTGATGCTTTAGAAGTTAATGGAGCTATTTCAACAACTAGTTCTAATTTTGTTTCAGCGTCAACAGGCTCAATACTAACATTACAAACAGCAAGCGCTCCTTATTCGTACTCATACATCAATGCAGCAGCTGCTGGAGGGGTTATGATTTCTGCAGCATTAGCGCTTCAAACAGATGCAGGTAACGTAGGTATCGGAACGACTAGTCCTTCAGCTAAGTTAGATGTTAATGGAGACATATTGATAAGTAATTCTGGAGATAAAGTTTTTACAACAGATTCTGTAAATGGTGCTTTTGCGCTAGGAGATATAGATGCTTTAGGTGACGAAGCTATCGTACAGGGTGATGGTAGCTCTATTTTCTTAAAAAACGCAGGAAACACAACTTTAACCACGACTGTTAATAATCGAGTAGGTATTGGGACGACTAGTCCTGGTTCTAAGCTAGATATACTAGGAGCAACAAATACCTCTAACTCCTCTTTACTTAGAGTAAGAACAACTCGCTTCCCAAATGCTCCTGAAAAAGTTGTTGGTTTTTACGTAAATACAAGTACAGAAAGAGGTTTTATATCTGTAAACCAATATCAAACAACTTATAGTACTTCTTCTGACTATAGATTAAAAGAAAATATTGTACCAATACCTAACAGTATAGAAAGATTAAAGGAATTAAAGCCTTGTAGGTTTAACTTTATACAGGGCGACCCTAATCATGTAGTAGATGGGTTTATAGCTCACGAAGCAGCTGAAGTAATTCCTGAAGCTGTAACTGGTGAAAAAGATGCTGTAGATGAAAATAATAATCCTTTACATCAAGGTATAGATCAAAGTAAAGTAGTACCTTTATTAACAGCAGCTCTACAAGAAGCAATAAATAAAATAGAACAATTAGAGAAAAGAATACAAACATTAGAAAATAATTAAACAATGGCAATTACTTACAAATGGGATATCCCAGCAATGAACGCTCACATTCGAGCAGAAGGTGAAGAAAACGTAATCTACACAGTGCATTACAGATACACAGGTTCCGAAGAATCTAACGGTAAAACTTATTCGTCAACCACTATTGGTACTCAAGGTTACACTTATGTAGCTGGAGCTCCTTTTGCTCCTTACGAAAATAGTGAAGCTTTTGAAGCTATAGTTATCGGGTGGTTAGAAAGTTCTTTAGATGTGGCTCAAATGCAAGCTAGTATAGCTGCAAACATACAGTCTCAAATTACACCAGTTAATGAAGACTTATACTTTACATGGCAAAACCCTGTACCACCGACTGAAGAATAAAAGGTAATTTATACATCAAACGTGTAATAATAAAAACCATACAAAGCTCTGAGCTTGTTGTAATTAAATTAAATTAAATCAAATTAAATATGTCAGACAAAATTGTCAAGAACTTAAGCTTTGGTGATGACGCTAAAGTTAAGGTCTTCGAAGGAATTAATAAACTTACAAAAGCTGTTAGCTCTACATTAGGAGCTAGCGGCCAATGTGTCATACTAGAAGACGGTAGCGGAAGACCTATCATTACAAAAGATGGTGTAACAGTTGCTGATTCAATAACATTACTAGACCCAGTAGAAAATATGGGTGCTACGCTTTTAAAGGAAGCTGCTAGAAAAACTGTGAAAGAAGCTGGAGACGGAACAACAACAGCTACAGTACTAGCGCACTCTATTCTAAACGAAGCTTACGAAGCTTCTAAAACAGATAACATCAGAATAATTAAAGATGGTATTGGTACTGGTGTTGAGAAGGTAATAAAATACTTAGAGAGAAAAAGTATTGAAGTTAGTGGCGATATGTTAAAAGATATTGCTACTATTAGTTGTAACAACGAAAGAGATCTAGGAGAAATCATTGGCGACGCCTTTGAAGCTGTTGGTGAAAATGGAGTTGTTATGATGGAACCTACAGACGTCGAAGAAACAAGCTTTGAATTAGTAGATGGAGTTCAATACGAAAAAGGTTTGACGAACTCTCATTTTATAACTAGTCAAGAAAAAAGAATTGTAGAACTTGAAAGACCAGTTGTACTACTTTTAGAATCACCAGTTGAGACTATAAGGAAAATACAATCAGTTCTAGAACATGTTATACAAAACAACATACCTTTATTAATTATAGGTGATTTAGATCCTCAAGTAGTTTCTACGTTAGCTATGAATAAAGTTAAAGGTAATATAAAGGTAAACGTAATCAACGCTCCTACGTACGGTATTAATAAAAAAGATGTATTATCTGATTTAGCTGTATTAACAGGTGCAACAGTAATAAATGAAGATCTTGGAGACGACTTAGATGTTATAAATCCAGATTTATTAGGTACGTGCTACAGAAGTGTAACTGATGATTATGAAACTATACTACAAGTAGATAACGAAACAGAAGAAGTTAAAAATCTTATAGACGAGGTTAAAAGCCAGATAAAGGAAGCTAGAGCTCCTGGAGATGTTATTAGATTAGAAAAAAGACTTTCAAGGTTATCTGCTAAAGTAGCTATAGTAAAAGTCGGAGCTAACTCAGAGATTGAGTTAAAAGAAAAGTCAGATAGAGTTGAAGACGCTATATGCGCAACTAAAGCCGCTATTAAAGAAGGTATAGTTTCAGGTGGTGGAATTGCTTTATTAGATGCATCGACAAAAGTTAAGCCTAAAAACAAAGGTGAAGAGATACTATTAGAAGCCATTAAGGCGCCATTTAAGAAGATATTAAGTAATTCAGGTGTTGAGTTTCAGGTATCAGGTAAAGAAGGCGTAGGAATTGACGTAGTAACAGGCAAGATGGTTAATATGATTAAGAAAGGAATTATTGATCCTTTGTTAGTTACCAAGAGCGCACTTAAAAACGCTGCCTCAGTAGCCACAACTATATTATCAACTGATTGTGTAATTAATAACTTAAGAGTTGGAGATGAAAGCAATAGGTAGTAATATAATTATAGAAAAAATAAAAGAAGCGCCTGTGTCTAAAACAGATGGAGGCTTGCTTCTTACAGAATCACAAAGACAAGATGTCAGGTACAAGAAAGGTTCAGTTGTAAACTGTGGTGATCTTGTTAAAGGTGTTAAAAAAGGTGATAGCATATTTTATGATAAACACGCTGGTCATAGAGTCGAAATAGGTAACGATATTTATTATGTTATTAAATTTCAAGACGTTGTAATTGTTTTATGAGAATAGAGGCTAGTGATATTAAAGATTTAAACTTATTAAAGCATTATAGAATTATAAGAAAGTGGGCGTGTAAAAACAACGATTTAACTGATGCTGATTTAGAATTATTAATATACCTAGACTGTATTGATCTTTTTACTAAAAAAGATTTTATGGATGGTTCATATTCTTATAGTTGGGACAAAAGAAGGTGGAATAAATTATTAAAAGAAGACTGGGTGCAAGTATGGAGGCCTAGAAATAGAACTACACAAAAGTATCATATATACAAGGTTTCTTTTAAAGGTAAACAACTTATACAGAGAATATATAGAATTATGCTTGGCGCTGAAGACATACCTACGAGTATGAAAAGAAACGTCATAATGAAGGGTAAGACATATACTGATAAGGTTTTAATAACCTCCATAAACAACGTTAACAAAGACAAAAATAGATAACTATGAACAATCAATTAATCAATGAGCAAGTAGATCCAATGACTGGTGAGCCTGTTCAATTTACAACTGTTCCTCCAACTCCATCAAACGAGTTAGGTTCAGCTAAGCCGCTTTTTAACGACGGCTCTAAGAACTATGCACAATCAATATATGGTGACGTAGCTCAAAGACAAAACTCTTTAGGATCAAACGCGCCATTGTTTAAAAAAAGCTGTGGTTATAAAAAATAAAACTATGAAAGGAAAAAACGGAATTGTAGGAGAAAATACTTTATGGGACGGACCATTAAGTCAAGACGGTAGACCTCACGGAAAAGGATCTAGCTCAGGTATAAACGGTATGAAGCTAAAGTTAGCTGACTGCGGTTGTGATTCATTAAAAGGACCTATAACTCAGAGAGCTAAAGGCTTATAATAAAAAAAGCTATGAGTGATTTGAAATTATACGCAATAAATACTTTAACTTTAGGCGTGACAACTTTTACGAATATAGAAATGGGTTTAAAAGTAATACTACTATTACTTTCAATAGGGTATACGCTAAGTAAATGGCTTAACATTAAAAAAGAAAAATAATGGCGAAACTAGATAAATCTAAAATGGCTTGTAACAAACCCAAGGCTCAACGAAGCGGAGGCAAGTCTCATGTAGTTAAAGCTTGTTCTGGTGGTATAGAAAAAATAATTAGGTTTGGTCAAGCGGGTGTAAGCGGTGCTGGCAAAAAAACAGATTCAAAGTCTAAAGCTAGAAGAGCTAGTTTTAAAGCTAGGCACGCTAAAAATATTAAAAAAGGCAAAATGTCTGCTGCTTACTGGGCGAATAAAGTTAAATGGTAAAACAAAAGCTATGAAAAAAAGTAAAGCAAAAGTAGAGCAAGATTACGCTAGAAACGCAATCCACGATTACGAAACTGGTAAGAAAAAACAAGGTAACTACGAAAAGAAAAAAGAATTAGAAGTTGCTGCTGGTGAAGGATTCAAAATGAAAGGTGAATCAAAAAGCCCTTTGTATTCTAAAGGATCTTTTATGTCTAAGCATTGTAAATCAAGTTTTGGATCTCCGTTAAATAAAAAAAGCTGTAGTAAATACTAATATGGCTTTCAGTATGAAGATGGGTAAACTGTCTATGGATAACACTCCTATATACCAGGTTGATACTGAGAAAGGTGTTATGGGTCAAGCTTTAAATAATGGCTCTATACTGATAGACAAATACTTAAGCGGTAAAGATAAAGAAGAAGTTATAAAGCACGAGAAAGTTCATTTAGATCAAATGAGTAGAGGAGATTTAGATTATGATGGCGATAACGTTTATTGGAAAGGTAAGAAGTACCCTAGATCAGTAATGAATGAAGGAGCTAAAAATCTACCTTGGGAAAAAGAAGCATACAATAAAACTAAAAAATGAAAAAAATCCTAAGCCTTTTAACAGGTGGTCTTATCAAGGACGTTGGTGGTGTAATAGACAAGCTAACCACTACGGATGAAGAAAGATTAGCTGCTAAGCATAAAATACAAGAATTATTAGAACAAGCTGATAAAGACGCTCAAGCTCAAGTAACTGATCGTTGGAAGGCTGATATGGCTAGTGATAGTTTTTTATCTAAAAACATACGCCCACTAGTTCTAATATATTTAACTATAGTTTTCACTGTGTTATCTTTTTTTGATGGTAATATTGGTGGGTTCAAAGTTGCTACGCAATACATACCTATATTTCAGTCATTATTAATAACGGTATACGGTGCCTACTTTGTAGGAAGGACTTGGGAAAAGTCTAAACAATCAGGTAATAATAAATAGTAATAAATAAAATGTCTAAAACAATTAAATTAAATCAAATGGAAAACAAGATCACAGAAGAAGAATTAACATTATTAAAAGAGTTGCAAGGTAAATTAAACCAATCTGTTTCACAGGTAGGATTTTTAGAAACTCAAAAGCACTCTTTATTACACGCAATTGCAGAAATCAATTCTGATGTTGAAAAACAAAAATCTGAACTAGAAGATAAATACGGAAGTATTACAATTAATCTAGAGGACGGTAGTTTTGAAGAAGTTAAACAAGAAGAAGCTTCAGCAGAGTAATTATGTCATCTATTATAAGAAAAATTAGTATAGGTTCTGATTATAAAAACGACGCGATGCATTACGCATTGGGTCAATCAGTATATGGTGGTCACGAAATATCACATATACTTTATGATGAGTCTAAAAATTCTTATAGTATACATATAAAAAAAGACAATGAGATATTGCCATGGAAGAAATTTAATTCTAACATGGCTATATCCGTTGAATATGATTTAAAATACTAATGAGAAGTGTTTTTGACTTTATAGTTAAACCTATAGAAGGACGATATAAAAATGATATAGATGTTAATGGTAAAAAACTTATACTTAATTCTAATATAGAAAATTTTAAGTTTATAAGTAGAACAGCAGAAGTAATAACTGTACCATTATCACTAAAGACATTAATACAACCTGGTGATATTGTTATAATTCACCACAACGTATTTAGAAGATATTACAATCAAAAAGGAGAAGCTGTAGACAGTAGTAAACTTTTTAAGGAAAATCTTTATTTTTGCCAACCAGATCAAATTTATTTATACAAAAGAAATGGTAAATGGAAACCTGTAGGTAACAGATGTTTCTTAATGCCAATAGAGAATAACGATAGTTTCTCAATGGATAAAGAGCGTAAGGATGTTGGTATACTAAAAATTGGTAATAGCTCGTTAGAAGCGCTAGAAATAGCTGAAGGAGACTTACTTGGATTCAAAAGCAATAGAGAGTTTGAGTTCATAGTTGATGATCAACGACTTTACTGTATGGAATCTAATGATATTTTATTAAAGTATGAATATAAAGGAGACGAAAAAGAATATAATCCTGGCTGGGCAAAAAGCAGTTGAGGAATTAATTCAAGTAGCTAAAGAAAAAATAGTTGACTCAGACGATGATATATCTGCTGATAGATTAAAAAACGCTGCAGCTACAAAGAAGCTAGCTATTTTCGATGCTTTTGAAATACTTAGTAGAATAGAAGAGGAAGAAAAGCTTTTGGAAGAAAAACCAAAAGATGCTAAACAAGAAAAATCTTTTAGAGGTTTTGCTGAAGGTAGATCTAAGTAATGTATAAGCAAACGCTAGTACGTACTGTAAAAGATCATATAAAGCCGGCAGTACTCAAAAGAAATAATAGATACAAAAAGTGGGAAAAAGGCTATAACCCTGAGTATGATGTAGTTATAATAAGTAGCGATGGAACTATAGGTGAAATCATAGAGATTCAAAACTTAAAAATAGCATTACCGTTAAAACCTAAGAACGTTCATAAATGTTCTCAGGATAAAAAAGATCAAGTTTGGAAGAAGTTGGAATATCCAAAAGAACTATCTAAGATAAAGAGTGTTTTTGATTGGGAAAAATATCCAACTGATTTTAAAGAAGAGTGGTACGAATACATAGACAAAGAGTTTGAAAAAAGAGAAAAAGGTTTTTGGTTTTATAACAATGGCAGTCCGACTTACATTACTGGTACTCATTACATGTACTTGCAATGGTCCAAGATTGATGTTGGGGCAGCAGATTATAGAGAGTCAAACAGACTATTCTTTATATTCTGGGAAGCTTGTAAAGCAGACAAGAGGTGTTATGGAATGTCGTATCTCAAGAATAGACGTTCAGGATTTTCATTCATGGCATCTGGGGAGACAGTTAATATGGCCACAATATCAACGGATTCACGGTTTGGGATATTGTCCAAATCTGGCGCCGATGCAAAGAAAATGTTCACAGATAAAGTTGTACCCATTTCTAGCAATTACCCCTTTTTCTTCAAACCAATACAAGACGGAATGGACCGGCCGAAAACGGAGCTCGCCTACAGAGTACCCGCGTCAAGGCTTACCAGACGTAAACTTAACGAAGGTGAAACCGAGGAAGAACTAGAAGGATTAGATACGACTATTGACTGGAAGAATACGGGAGACAACTCCTATGATGGTGAAAAATTAAAACTATTAGTACACGATGAAAGTGGAAAATGGGAACGACCAGATAATATATTAAATAACTGGCGAGTTACAAAGACTTGTTTAAGACTAGGTAGTAAGATCGTTGGTAAATGTATGATGGGTTCAACCTCTAATGCTTTAGAAAAAGGTGGTGGGAACTTTAAAAAACTTTATTATGCCTCAGATGTTACAAACAGAAACCGCAATGGGCAGACTAGCTCAGGACTATATTCTTTGTTCATACCTATGGAATGGAACTACGAAGGATTCATTGATGCTTTTGGATTACCTGTATTCGATAACCCAAAAAAAGAAACTAGAGACCCTGGCGGCGATTTAATAACTCACGGGGTTATAGAGCACTGGGAAAATGAAGTTGATGGATTAAAAAACGATCAAGACGGTTTAAATGAATATTATCGTCAGTTTCCAAGAACAGAGAAACACGCTTTTAGAGACGAAGCTAAATTATCTTTATTTAATTTAACTAAGATATACGAGCAAATAGATCACAACGAAGAGTTTGCTAATAACAAGACAGTTACTAGAGGAAGCTTTCAGTGGGAGAACGGTATAAAAGACACAAGAGTTATATTTACACCAAATAAAGACGGTAGATTCCTTATTAGTTGGATTCCACCTATAAATCTTCAAAACCGTGTGATAGTAAAGAATGGGGTTAAGTTTGCCGGCAATGAACACGTCGGTGCTTTTGGCTGTGATAGTTATGATATTTCAGGAACTGTAGACAACAGAGGTTCTAAAGGTGCTTTGCACGGTTTAACTAAATTCAGTATGGAAGACGCTCCAATCAATATGTTTTTTCTAGAGTACATAGCTAGACCTCAGACAGCTGAGATGTTTTTTGAAGACGTACTAATGGCTTGCATATTTTATGGAATGCCAATACTAGCAGAGAACAATAAACCTAGACTTTTATACTATTTTAAAAGAAGAGGTTACAGAGGCTTCTCTAT